AACGATCAAGTCTTTCGTAAGGTAATGCTACAAAATCTCAAGGCTGTAGATATTGTGGAATTTTTTGACAGTCAAGAAGACCTTATTAGATTGCTCAAACTTTACAAACCAGATGTCATGGTTAAAGGTAGTGATTGGAAAGGTAAAAGTGTAGTAGCAGAACAATATGTAAAAGAGATCTTTTGGTATGACAGAATCGATGAGTACTCAACAACAAAAATTATTCAAGATATTATTGCTCGGGGATAATTGTACCGATGTGTATCGATTTGGTACGGTAGATCGTATCAGTCCCGAGGCGCCCGTTCCAGTCTTTAAATTTAGTCACGATGAATCAAAGCCAGGTATGGCTGGGAATGTAAAATTAAATTTAGAAGCACTGGGATGCGAAGTTAATTTTCTGCATAGCGAAAGCTCAACTAAAACTAGACTAATTGATCTACGTAGCCGTCAACATATTGTGCGTATTGACAACGACATTGAATGTGCGCCTATTGGATTTGAGACTGCAATTCCCAATGTTTATGATGCTATTGTTATTAGTGATTATAACAAAGGTACTGTTAGTTACGAACTTATAGAAGAAATAAGAGATAATACTTCAATGCCAATTTTTATCGATACTAAAAAAAGAGATCTTGCTAGATTTGAAGGCTGTTTTATTAAAATTAACATGCACGAATATAATCAACTTGTATCACAACCCAGTCAAATAATTGTTACTGCTGGTGATAAAGGTGTGTTGTATAACGAAGAATTTATTGCTGGACACAAAGTTGAAGTAGTAGATGTATGTGGCGCAGGTGATACATTTTTATCTGCACTGGTTTATGGTTACCTAAATAATGACTATAATATACTTAAAGGAATAGATTTTGCTAATAAAGCCGCAAGTGTTACAGTACAGCACTTAGGTAATTATGCGCCTAAATTAGAGGAAATACAATGACAAAAATATTTGATGGTCCGGATCATATTGATGATGCAAAAACCCCTTGGGACAGACTTCTTCAGGAAGACTTTCATGTAGTAGTGTTTAGTGACAAATACCCATGCACACCGGGACATTTATTATTTGTACCTAAGCTCAATACTGTAGCAATTTTAAATGAAGCGTTTGAAGATGCCGTTAGATACGGACAAAGAAAAGTTAAAGAAGGAGATTGGGATGGTTTCAACATTGGACTTAATTACGGCGAAAGCGCAGGTCAAACTATCAACTGGCCTCATATCCATCTTATCCCTCGTAGAAAAGGTGACGTTGAAGATCCGATCGGCGGCGTCCGTAACACAATCCCAGGCAAAGGCAATTATCGATCTCCATCGTATAAGCAAGATTAAACCTGTTGTTTATACAATTAACAATCCCAATATGGCAATCGGATATGCGGCCCAATATAATACTTCTGGATCATACAATACTGCAATTGGGTATCAAGCAGGTGGCAGTCTTGCCTATGCAGGCTTAGGTATTGGACGCACTAACGTGAGAAATAACAGTATTCAATTCAATAATCAAGATAGCAAACCAGTTCTAGTTATTACTCAAGACGGTGATGTAGAATGGCATGGTAAACCTAGCGAAGCGGCAGAAGCATTAAAGCGATCTTTCCAATTTGCAGTGGAAGATATGAAAGGTGTTACCAAAGCCGCTAGACGCAGATATTATTTGAAGGCTTGCCAAAATATTCTAAATAAAGCACAGAAAATGGAACATCAAGAGTTTCTTGACTTCCTTCAAAAACAAGTGTATAATAAAGAACGTAAGGCAATTATAAGTGCATTAAAAGGAGAACAATGACAACTGAAAACTTATGTTGGTTAATAGCAACTATTATCTTAACTCCGATTTCATCATTGTTTTGCTGTTGGGTGGGAATTTTATTAGGAGATTTAAATGCAAGTTAGAGTACAAGAAAAAATCGGTACATGCGGTTGTGGCCGTTCACCATCTGGTGATTGTTGCGGGTGGCATGGTCTAAGCGAAGAAGCATATCGCGAAGCATTGGCCAAATATGACGCAGAACAAATGGACAAGAACCGTGAGCAAAATAAAGCTAGCTGAACTATTTTATAGCATACAAGGCGAAGGACGTTATATGGGCGTCCCGTCTGTGTTTCTACGCACATTTGGCTGTAACTTTACCTGTCAAGGTTTTGGTATGCCACGTGGTGAACTATCTACAGAACGTGAGGCTATTGCAGAACGCATTGTAGAATTTAAAGACTATAACGAACTACCATTAGTATCGACTGGCTGTGATAGTTACGCTAGTTGGGATGCTCGTTTTAAAGATCTAAGTCCGTTAGTTGAAACTGACGGTATTGTAGAACGCATTATGGAAATGCTACCGCATGGCGAGTGGCGTGATGAGCATCTTGTAATTACAGGTGGTGAACCTTTGCTAGGTTGGCAAAAGGCTTACCCAGATTTGTTGAACCATCCAAAGATGCAGGGCCTTAAAGAAATTACTTTTGAAACAAATGGCTCAATGCGGTTAACTAAAGACTTTAGACAATATTTGCTAAATTGGTCTTTAGGTAGAAAAGACCGAGGATACAATGCTCTGACATTTAGTGTAAGTGCTAAATTGCCTTGCTCAGGTGAGCCTTGGGAAGACGCAATTAAGCCGTCTGTTGTGTGTGCTTATGAAGATGTTGGTTATACGTATTTGAAATTTGTTGTAGCAACAGAGGAGGACCTTAAAGATGCTGAACGAGCAGTTGAAGAATATTGTGCGGCAGGTTTTAAAGGTCCTGTATATGTTATGCCTGTCGGTGGTGTTGAGCGGGTGTACACTCTTAATAATCGGGCAGTGGCAGAAATGGCAATGCGAAAAGGATGGCGGTACAGTGACCGACTTCAAGTGCCATTGTTTAAAAACGAGTGGGGAACCTGATGACAGGTTATGCATCAAAGAGAAAAATGAGTATAAGCAGAATGAGTGACGAAGTTAGCCAATCCCCTCCATCAGAAGATTGGGGACTGCGCAAGGCACAATACTGGAAACTAAAACTATGTTGGCTTCCAAAAAAATGTTTTATTACACAAAAACCTCTTTGGGGCAAACGTGCTTATCACGGTGAAAGATGGATTACTGGTCCCGGAGAGCCTGTTGTAGAACACTATTGGCTAGACAAATTTGAATTTATGAAGTGGCAACTAACAAGGACATAATATGTTTGACAAAATTAAAAAATTATTAAATTTTAGAGGTAAAAATGCGGCTAGGGCCTACACTCCAGACTTGAACACATTAAGTCCAAAAGATGCCGCAACTGCCAAAAAGGAACCGTATATTGCTGTTCTAGATACTCATATCAATAAAGAAAACGTTCGTAACGGCTTTTTTGAACTTGACTGGAATGACTATTTTATAGTACAATTAAGAGAAGCAGGCTACCGCGGAGAGACTGATGAAGCAATAGTCGATCAGTGGTTCAAGGACCTTTGTCGTGACGTTGCACTGGATGAAAACATTCCTGGCATGGATCGACGTGGTGCTGGCTATATTAATGTTAACCCTTTAGGCAACGGCAGAAGCGAAATTAGTTAATGACATATATTATTGTAGACACAGCAAACACATTCTTTCGTGCTAGACACGTAGTTCGTGGAGATATTAACGATAAGGTTGGAATGAGCCTTCACGTTATTTTAAACTCAGTACGTAAAGCATGGAAAGACTTTGATGGGAAACATGTTATCTTCGCATTAGAAGGTCGAAGCTGGCGCAAAGATCATTACGAGCCCTACAAGCGAAATAGACAAGTTGCTCGAGATGCACTTAGTCCAAGAGACCAAGAAGAAGATAAAATCTTTTGGGAAACATTTGATGACTTCAAAGATTTCCTACATAACAAAACAAACTGTACAGTTCTGCAACATCCACAGCTAGAAGCTGATGATCTAATTGCAGGTTTCATTCAATCACATCCAGATGACAACCATGTTATTATTTCGACAGATGGCGACTTTGCACAGTTGATTGCTCCTAACGTAAAACAATATAATGGTGTAAGTGGTGTTACCACAACATTTGAAGGTTATTTTGATGAAAAGGGTAAACATGTTATTGACAAAAAAACAGGTGTTGCCAAGCCTGCTCCGGACCCAGAATGGCTCCTCTTCGAAAAGTGTATGCGTGGAGACACGTCAGACAACATCTTTTCTGCTTTCCC